GGATTGTCTGCTGCATTATATTTTCAAATCCTTAAATTCATATTCTGATGGCAGATAAAAATTATGTAGTATCGCTAAATGTTGATGCATCAGGTGCAGTCACAAATTTGAATCAGGTCGAAAAAGAGATTACGGAAACAACCGAAAAAACTCTTGGCCTGAAACAACAATTGCGTGCCTTGCAATTGGAAATGCAGAATCTTGATCCATCCGATGCAAGGTTTCAGGAATTGTCAAAACAGGCAGGTGAATTAAAAGATACCATCAATGATACTGCTGAGGCAATTAAGAACAACGCTGGTAATGCGTTTGAAGGTCTTAGCAATAATGCACAAACACTTGGCAGTAGATTATTGTCAATGGATTTTTCTGGTGTTGGTGCTAGTGCAAAAGCAATGGCAGGCAATGTCAAGAACATCAATCTAAAACTTGTCACTGAGGAAATAGGTGGCATGATAAAAGGGTTTGCCAGTCTTGGAAAAGCATTGTTAGCAAATCCAATATTTGCAATAGGTGCAGCAGTGGCTTTGATCATCATGAACTTTGAAGAACTAAAAGGCTTTGTGGATGGTGTATCTAGTGCGCAAAAAGAATCACTTGCACTTGCACAAGAAAATGCAAATGCAGCACAACGTGAATTGGATTTAATTGGGCAATCGGAAAATATCCTACGCGAACAAGGCAAGAGCGAACGCGAGATTTTGGAAATGAAAATTGCCAGAACGCAAGCGGTAATAGATGAGCAGAAGGTTGTCATTGCAGGCTTGGAATCCATACAAGAATCTCAGATTGCAGCAGCAGAACGCAACAAAGGATTCTTGGTTGGTATAATGAATTTCATTTCAGCACCAATGAGAATGCTTCTAACTACCATTGATGGCATTGGTGATAGCCTTGTTAAGTTAGGTGTATTGGAAAAGGGATTTGGATTGGTTAAACTATTGGATGAAGGCATCAACTTTGTGGCTAATAAAGTTTTCAATCCAGAAGAAACAAAGAAAAAAGGTGAGGCAGATATTCAAGCAGCAAAAGATAAATTGCTTGGGCTAGAAAATCAATTGGCTGGCCATCGTCAGGCAATAAAAAACATTGATAAAAAAGCAGTCGATGATGCTAATGCAGCAGCCGAAAAACAGGCAGAAAAACAAAAGGCTGAAGACGAAAAGAAAAAGGCAAAAGAGAAACAAGATGCTGCTGATCTTGCAGCAAAAAAAGAACGTGAACGAAAAGCACAAGAAGAAACAGATAAGAATAGATTAGATGCAGAAGAAGCATTATCTGAAGAAATATATCAAGCAGGTTTATCAGCGCAGCAAAAGGAATTGCAGGCATTAAGCGATTACTATTTTGAAAAAATAGAACTAGCAAAACAATTTGGATTAGACACTACCAATTTAGTAAATGAGCAAGCAGCAAAAGAGGCTGAGATAAACAAAAAGTATCAAGACGAAGCGGCTGCAAAACAAAAAGAGGCAGATGAAAAAATTGCTGCTGATAAAAAGAAAGTACATGACATGACATTGGACGTTGCAGCACAAACGCTGCAAGGTTTATCTGCATTGACTGAATTGTTTGCAGGCAAGTCAAAGAAGGCACAAGAACGAGCATTCAAAGTTCAAAAGGCAATCAGCATTGCAGGTGCTATCATTGACACATACAAAGGTGCTGCATCTGCACTTGCAACATATCCGCCACCATTTGGTGCAATCGCTGCTGGTGCTACTATTGCAATGGGTCTTGCCAATGTTGCAAAAATCAAAGCACAGAAATTTGATGGTGGTGATGGTGGCGGTCCCGGCCCATCACCTTCAACTCCATCTGTTGGTGGTGGTGGTGGTTCAATGGGTGCAACACCAACATTTAATCCAATTGATTTTTCAATTCTTGGACAACGACCAAACCAAACATCGCAATCATTTGTGCTTGCAGGACAAGTTAGCAATGCACAAGATGCGAATGCCAAAATAAAAGATTTATCAAGACTTTAATATAAATTTACACCATGAAGAAAATTATTTACGGACTAGAAGAATTAGAACACGAAGGCATCTATGCAATATCAATTGTTGAGATGCCAGCAATCGAAGCAGACTTCATTGCACTATCACAAAAGCAACAAGTCAAATTGAAGTTGGACAATGAACGTCGTATGTTGTACGGGCCAATACTGATTCCAGACATTGAGATACCACGCATTGATAAAAATACTGGTGAAGAATACACCATCCAATTTCCTGCTGAAACAATTGAAATGGCGGTGCATTTGTTTATGAAAAACAAACACCAACAGGATCACACCTACGAACACAAATTTGCAATTGATGGATTGACGGTCGTTGAAATTTGGATCAAAGAAGGTGAATCAGATAAGTCAGTTCATTTTGGAATGGACTATCCAATTGGCACTGCATTCGTCGGTGTAAAAGTCGACAATGATCAAGCATGGGCAAAGGTCAAAAATGGTGAAGTCAAAGGATTTTCCATTGAAGGTGAATTCACACAATTATCAATGGAAGCACAAGTGATTCGTGCAATTGAAAACGTATGTAAACAACAAATAAAAAAATAATAATGAAAACAACATTAGAGAGATTAGGATTGCCTGATCAACTTACGCGGTTCAATGGTTGGTTGCAGCAAACCGAACACATGATTCCTGCATTAAAAGAAAATGTGACAATGGCCTATGATCGCACAACGCGCAAATGGGTTAGAACTGCAACGTATGAATTGACCAAAACCAATGTCAATCGCGGTGATAAATGGATGGCCTATAATTATTTCAATGCACTTGTGCATGGTCATGGATTTGTAGTTTCTGATGATGGCAATGCAATCATAAAAGAAGCAAGCACGTTTGTTGTTCCTGTCGGGCCACAGGCAGGCAAGCAATTTTGGTTAGGTGGCCAAACAATGCAATTTGATCGCGGCACATGGACACGTGTATATCATAATCCATTTCGCAATGCAGATAAAGAAGGCAATCCGCATGAAGGTTTGATTGGCATGGTAGTGTTTAACACCACAACATTTCAAACATCAACTCCAAAAGTTGTTCGCCATAAATTCAATAAGACGTTCACACGCTCAGAATTATTGGCAATGGGTATTACTGAAGAAATGCTTGCAGAAAATTGTTATCAGAAATTCATAATGACAACGCCAGCAGAAGAATTGCACCTGTTGAATGTTGCAACCGATTTAGAACCATTGGAAGAAAACGTATGGATTCCCAATGTGTACATGAATGGCAAGGATGACAACACATTTAATTTTGGTGCATTGATTCCACCATACGCCACACGCACACCTGACTTCGTTGTAAGACTTCGTGCATACAATGATTCCACAACTGCTGATTATCCAGAGCCAAATTATTCCGGTATGGGAACTGCTGGCAAATGCTTAGACATTGCATTTGAAAATGAATCAGTGAAGCCTGTGCGCATTGAATGGGGTAGTGCATTTGGCATACAACAAAACGACGATGAAGTGATATTGACATTTGATGCAAATGGACAACGTGCTGCTATTGGTATGTGCATTGAATACAAACCTTTGGATGGCAAGAAAACAGACAATGAAATTTACATGGACGTTCGCACTGGTATAATTTCACATTCTTTCATTGAATGGTAATTTCATTTTGATGTATATTTGCATCGAATTGATTCAGTTTATGTTTTAGTTTAAGTACGTTTGACAGGAAGCCGCTTATAACGATAAGCGGTTTTTTGATTTTACCACGAATATTTGCCATAGTTCGGGCGTAATTCAAAATACATGCGCATCATTATTGCATCAGCATAATCAGGTGAACGTCCTAATCTTGATTTGATTTCATCCTTCGATGTAACTGCCTTCTTTTTATCTTCCTTGCTGGCATCGCGCACCAAATCCAATTCCTTCATAACTGAATCCCTGTGCCGGTGATCAGTGATGTGGACTTTGTTTTGTGCAATCATGGATGCCAGTTTGAAGTAACATTCAGATTTCAAATTTTGATAGTGATCTTTATCGATGGCACTGCTGCCATTCAAAAATTCACGACATTGCAATATACCTTTGATGCCAATGCCCAGGCCATCGCTATCCACAATCACGTTATTCATGGCAATACCATGATCAATTGCTAGTTGACGTATAGTGTTTGCAACTTCGTGCGGATATTTATGCATAAATTCATGGAATTTCACAATGTGCAAACCTTGCCAAATACAAATGATGGTTCTATCATTACCCATTGCAGCAGGATCACAAGTGATATATCCATTGCCTGTTGGCTTTGTATCGTTAAACATTTGCAACATAGCATCTTGCTCAAATATGATGTCTGGTGAATCATCAAAATCCCAATCTCCATCCAACAAACGTTTGCGATCACGTTCATTCAATCGCTCCATCTTCTTTTGGTAGGCCTCATTAGGCACAATGGTGTTATCCTTCAACAATGCCTGCACAAATGCCCTATGTTCTGGCAATTTGTTATCTCTAAATGGAATCCAAAAATCATTGTACAACCATCCTTTTGATGGGTTGCAGGTTAGCAATCCCTTTGGTTGATTATTTACAAGATTATAACGCACACGTGTATCAAGAATCTCAACTGCCTTTGCACTGATCTCAGCAGTTTCATCCAAAAAATAATCGGTCAATTCCAATGATCCGAAACGATGAAAGTCTGGATCGCTTGGTGAATCTGCCATGTCCATCAATAATATTTCAGAGCCATTAATGAATGTGATGTAATTCAACTGCCCATTGTATGTGTAATGCACACCAGACTTCAATCCCATTTCATTTGCCAATGTCCAAAATGAACGCATGGTGGATAGCTGCAACTTTTTCAATTCAGCACGTCCAATTAATCCGCGTGTGTTTGGGTATTTTATGCGCCTGCTGATTTGCCACCAACATCCAAACCATGTTTTGCCACCATAAACACCACCACCATATAACACCTGTTCAACTTTGCTGTCACCATTTAACAATGATAATGCGATGGCCTGCTTGTCATTCAGTGTGGGATTGAACATTCAACAAATTTATCTTAAAAAATGTACAAAAAAATATACCTGTTGAAACAATAGCATGCGGTTCAGTTTAATGGCTAAACATTAGACCATGTTAAAAGATAAAATAAACGAAGTCCTAAAAAATTTCAATCTCAATTTGAGTGTTGAAGAACCTGCAAAAGTTGTGCTTTCTAAAATGATGCGCCTTGCAGATGGAACAGAAATTGGAACATCGGCTGACGATTTTGCAGAAGGTGTTGATGTGTATGTTGTGATTGAAGGTGAGCCAACAATTGCACCAGATGGTGATCACACATTGGAAGATGGACGCGTGATCAGTGTTGCAGGTGGTGTTATTACTGCCATCACTGAATCAGAAGAAGAAATGAGTGCAGACGTTGTTGCTATTGTTAGCAAACTTGCAGAGCGTGTGAACGCACTTGAAACTGCGAACGCTGCCAGTGCTGAAGCACTTAGTGCTGCAACCAAAGAAAAGGAAACTTTGGCAACAAAACTTGCAGAGATGACAAGCAAATTTGAAAAGCTATCAAAGTCACAGGCTTCAAGTTCAGTAAAAGATAAGTCAACACAAGTTGCATTGTCTGCTGAAAAAACAGAAACAAAACCTGTTGCAATGATGACAATCAAAGAAAGAATTGCACACTATCGTGCAAAGGCTAATTAAGAAAAAACAGAAAAAAAAGCAAAAATAAAAAATGGCTACTACAACTTCATTGACTACAACTTACGCTGGTAAATATGCTGGCGAAGTTATCAAACCTGCATTCTTGGCCAATGAGTCAATGCAGTATTTGACCCTAAAAGAAAACATCGATTACAAACAAGTGGTTCGTCGTCTTGTTGACGATGTATCATTTGCCGCTGGCACTTGTGACTTCACACCAACAGGAACGGTCGCTTTGACTGAGCGTGTTTTGACTTTGGAAAAATTCCAAGTTCAACGCGAATTGTGCAAACAAGATTTCTTGACTGACTGGACTGCAAACGATGCACAAAATGGTCGTCTTGCTTCTGAAATTTCACAAGCAATGATTGACAATATGCTTGGTCAAATTGCAGAGAAGAACGAAAGTTTGATCTGGACAGGTGTCAACGCAAACGTTGGTGAATATGCTGGCTTCATTACATTGTTCCTTGCAGATGCAGGTGTAATTGATGTAACAGGTGCAGCAGCAATCACAACTGCTAACGTGTTTTCAAAGTTGCAAGACTTGGTTGACCAAGCACCAGACCGCGTGAAGCGTGCAACAGAAAAACCATTGATCTACATGGGTCAAGACGTTTGGGAAAAATTCATCTTTGCCAATGCAGCAGCAGGTAACGGATGGTACACTTACGCAGGTGGTGCAGTTCCACAAACATTCATGGGATTGTATGCTATTGCAGTATGCCCCGGTATGCCAGCTAACACAATGGTGCTTGCACAGAAATCAAATCTTTGGTTTGGAACAAACTTGTTGAGCGATTGGAATCAAGTTGCATTGCTTGACATGGCTGACAAAGATTTGTCTGAGAACGTTCGTTTCAGTGCTAAATTCTTTGCAGGATTGCAGTATGGTTTCAGTGATGAAATCACATTGTACACTGTCTAATCTGACTTTACAATAATCTGATCAAAGGCCATCATCAAACATGGTGGCCTTTTTTCAAAATAAAAAACACACAAAACAATGGCATGTAATTTATCCGCAGGCAGACTGCTAGATTGTAAAACAGACATCGGTGGAATACAAGAGGTTCTATTTGCCGATTGGAACATATTGAATGGTTCAATCACACTAGATGCAAATGAGCAAATCACCGATTTTGATGAAGCTACTTTGTACCGATTTGAATTGAAAGGTGGTTCAAACTCATTCAACCAAGAAATCACTGCCAATGGCGATGCAGGGACAGTCTTCGTTACGCAGACATTGGTCATCCAATGGAACAATTTGACTGCAGCATATCGCAAGGAAATGGCAAATTTGATCCGCAACAGACGTTTGGTGATCTTTGTTCGTGACAATAACGACAACATCGCTGCTGTTGGTTTGGATGCTGGTGCAGAAGTTACTACTGGCACATTTGCCAATGGTGCAAATCGTGGTGATTTCAGTGGAACGATGTTGACATTCACTGCTGAATGCCGTAAACAAGCCAATTTTGTTGAGCCTTTTACTGACGTTCCATTTGACAACATTCCAAACGCTACAATATCACCTGCTTACTAAGGGATTTTGAGTTAATGGTTATGAAAGGGTGGGTAGATTGCCCACCTTTTTTTTTATAAATTTACAACATGGTATATCTCGATTTCAATACTGCAAACCAAACGCGATATTTCACATTAGATGAAGGCCGTTTGTACTATGCAACGCCATTCACGCATTATTTGTTAGTGCTGATCAAGGATGGCGTATCTGTTGGAATGCAAGGTGAAAGGCTTGCACAAGTTTTGAACGTGATCAGTGAGAATACAAGATCAACCGAGGTTACATTAACCACCATTGGATTAGAAGTTGCAGGCTATTACAGGTATTTTGTTTATGGCCAAAATTCAGCAGTAAATTTGGATGAAAATAATGCTGCCGTTGTTGGATTGGTTGAACAAGGATTGGTGAATATTGGTGACAACACAAATTACTTCACGCCAACAGGAAATCAAATTGATATTGTGATAATTCCGTAAAAGAAAAATGGAAGAAAAAAAAATACAACCAAATTTTGATCGCGTTCAGTTGACGCAATATCAACCTGTTGCTGCAAGTGAACGCATTGATCGTGGTGGATACATTGCCTATGGTGATGAAAACGATTATCCGCAATATTTGAAAACATTAGCAAGCACATCACCAGTGCATGGCGCATTGGTAAAAGGTATTGCCAAAATGGTTGCAGGAAAGCGATTAACATCACCAATTGTTAGCGATGATGGAATCATTAGCAAATATCGTTTGAATCGTTTAGTGCCTTCCATTGCAAACGACATCGTGTTGTATGGTGGATTCTATACTGAGTATATAAAAACACTTGATCGCACAGGTGTTGCAGCAGTGAATCATTTGCCTTTTGAAAATTGCAGATTGGCTGCTAATGAAACAGGCGAAATCACTGGAATATTTTACTCACGAAATTGGCAAGAAACACGCAAGAAAATAAACAAACCAGAGTTTGTTCCATTGATTGACAAACAGATTGAAGGATATGAAGATTCAGCGCGGTATGTAAAGATTTCATTCTTGGATGAATGCACATCAACATATTATCCTGAGCCATCCTACAAATCGTGTATCAATTACGTTGAAGTGGATCGTGCTGCCAGCCAGTACCACGTATCAAATTTATTGAATGGATTTTTTCCGCAGTTGCACATGCACTTTTCTAATGGTCAACCTGATCCAGAAACAAAGGCTGCAATGAAGCGTGATATTAATGCTGAAACAGGTGCAGGCAGAGCAGGACAAATCTTCTTTACATTTGGTGAAGCCGATCAACCATCACCACAAATTACCACGTTCCCATTAAGTGATGCAGATAAACAATACGATCAACTTGATCGCAATGCAACGCAAAAGATTTTGACTGGACATCTGGTAACAACACCATTGTTGTTTGGTATCAAATTGTCAGGTGATGGTTTCAGCAGCAATGCAGAGGAACAAAAGGAAGGATATCGTTTATTTATGATGAATGTGGTGCAGCCAATGCAAATGCAGATTATAGATTCTTTTGTGGAAACTTTGCAATTGGTTCAGCCTGAAATTCAACAAAACGAATATTTCACAAGTGATGAACCACAGGCAACAAAGGATGCACCAACAACTGATGCAGCACTTGTTGAGAATGTAGCATCACAGGCATTGAATGATGCGCAGATTGAAAGTCTTGTGAATATAATCATGCAGGCAGCAGCACAAACATTGCCAATCAGCAGTGCAAAGGCAGTTGTTGCAGCAGGATTCC